GTATTAGATAGGCGAGACATTGCCTTCTATAAAAGACGGACAGGCAGTCCGCAAACGCTAGTCATTATGAGTGGCGATGAATTTCAACAGCTAATGGAGAAAGCTAATGGAAACGCAGAACAAAATGATAAAGACTCACCTTAAAAAAGGTTTGAGATTAACTTCACTTGAAGCGCTAGAATTATTTGGATGCTTCAGATTATCAGCAAGAATATCTGAATTAAAAACATCAGGCTTTAATGTCGAGAAAGTAATGATCGACTTGCCAAATGGCAAACGCATAGCGGAGTATTATATGCCATGAAGAAGCCAACTAAACTTAGCAAGTATGTCGAAGGCAATGTGTGGGATGCACACGTTAGCAAGGCAACAAGCTCACCTCACTACGCTAAGGAATACAAGCGTACAAATTATGTTCTCGACGAATACGAGGTGATGGCTCGACGCATCAAAAACGGAGAGCCAATCGGCGAGGGCTATCTTAAAGGCAAGCAGAAAGAAAGGCTGCTAGAATTTACAGACTTAACAGAAGCAGACATTAAGAAATATCTTGCATAGTCTGCACATATGCAGTAGTCTAACTACTGTACCAGAAGGAGAAAATCATGAAACGAACTGGCTTTATAGGCGGGTCTGACTGCGTAAAAATTATGCAGGGTGATTGGCTTGAGCTATGGCAAATCAAAACGGGTCGAATAGACTCACCTGATCTGTCTAAAAATTTAGCTGTGCAAATGGGCATACACACTGAAGACTTTAATCTCAATTGGTTTGAGACTGAATATGACTGTGTGCTGTCGGATCATCAGCGCGAGTACAAAGATACCATTGGGTCTGTCCCTGTGAAGGGTACAATAGATGCCATGTTTGGTGACGCTATTGTAGAAGCAAAGCACACTAATCCATTCAACAAAATGGATGATATTATCCAACGCTATATGCCACAGATACAATTGTATTGTAGATTGGCAGAAGCGCCAGACGCTTACCTGTCTGTAATTTTTGGTAACAGCAAATGGGAGTCAACAGTTGTCTCATACGACTACTCGTATTTCAATTCTATGTGGGCAGTGGTGTCAGATTTCTGGGATCACGTTGTACGCGACGAAGAGCCGACTAATATTTCAACGCCAAATGTCTCAACCGACTCCATTTCGGTGGACAACATGGTCATACGAGATGCCTCAACAAGCAACGAGTTCGTCAGCACCGCAGCCACATATATCCAAGGGCTTGAGCAAGACAAGGTGTTCCAGAACGCAAAGAAATCTCTCAAAGAAATGGTCGCCCCAAATGAGAGAGAAGTTTACTGTGATTTCCTCACAGTCAAGCGAGACAAACGAGGGGCATTAAGAATCAGTAAAACAAATGGAGAAGCGAAATGACTATGGAAATATGGGATAGGCTTTCAAAGTCTGACCCCAAGTATCTCAAGAAGGTCAGCTTTGGAGCGCGTAGCTTCACAGCTATTGACCCACAATATCAGGTCAGAATGATGACCGAAGAGTTTGGCCCTGTCGGTGACGGATGGGGTTGGCACAGTGAAACACAGATCGTCAACGTCAGCAACGGAGATAGCGCAGTGCTTGCTCATGTCTCTGTCTGGCATGGCAGTCCATCAAATGTATTCGGGCCATTCACTGGCTGTCGTAAGTTCTTTGATTCTGTCAAAGGGCGTATGGCAGAGGATGCCCCCAAGATGGCTGTCACTGATGGTCTGACTAAAGCTCTGTCGCACGTTGGCTGTAATGCTGACGTATTCTTAGGAGAAATGGATGGTAATAAATATGCCGCAGACAGTGGCGGCTCATCTAACGATGGGTGGTAATCTTGTGGAGAGGGGCGTTCTCCTGCCTCTGGACTAACCGTACAAGGGGCGGCGCGGTAAAACTCTCCACTAAGAGCCGCCCCACAACCACTAACTTGGAGCCAAAAGCATGGCAGAATATGATGACACAAACCGAGGCGCAGCCTTTACACCCTTTCCCACGCAGAAGATGATCCTGCAAGGCAAGGTGAATGTTGACGGCAATGACAATAAGATTGTCTTGGTTTCAGACGAAACGCGAGACGGCAGAAAGATTGTTGAGGTCTTTCAGAAAGTCGGCGTTCTATTTGAGAATGACAAGAAGGGCAACGAAGCAGCGCCCGATTACTCTGGGCCAATGAAACAAGTGGTCGAATCTCCACTTGAGAAACGCATTGCAGGTTGGCGCAGAATGAAAGACGGCAAGCCTTATATGTCCTTCAACGTAAGTGATAAGCAAGGTGGCACTGAGGACAGAAAGATTCCTGATCCATCAAAAGCCTTGCCAGAAGATGACATTCCGTTTTAGGATAAATCATTCTACCCAGTGAGTCTGCCTCAATACTCACAGACTTGGGCGCTCTTCGGAGCGTCCTTTTTTTTCCAAGGAGACATCATGGAAACATGGCAAGAAATAAAAGCGAGACATCAGCGCGAGAAGATTGAACTCGTTCAAAGCTTTGCTGCTAATTACACAATGAAAGATGCAGCTAAGATACTAAGATGTGACGAGCCCACGCTTCGACGCTTTGCGCATCACTACGATATAAAATTTTTAAGGGCAAAGTGGCCTGATAAGGTGTGAAGCGGCAGTTAATATAAAGTTTAACAGGCAGGTAAACGATACAAAAAGTTTGGGTTTCTGAGAGAGCCGCCTCACAAATCCAGTAAACAAAACAAAGGAGGACAAGTCAAGTGACACAGCTAGAAAAGATGAAAGTATATGCCAAGATAGAGAACGCAAGGATGCTATCTCGCATAGGCGGCAGCAACGCTATCGCAGGTATGAAAGGCAGGGACGGAGGATACAAGGGAGGCAGGCCAAGTAAAAAGCAAGAGCTTTCCAAGAAGGCAGAAAAAATATTACTCTGCATGAAGTCCGATATGAATGTCCGCGCCATAGCGCAAGTTGTCGGCACCTCGCATCAAGCAGTCAGCCAAATTATTAGTAGATATAATCTAAAGGAGTTGGCAGGTGAATAGTCTTAGCTTTGCTTTCATTGCTTTCTTACCGTTCACTGACTGGCAAGACTGTCAAGACTTTGTGAGATTCCATGACCTGCATGGATTCCACGATCAGTGTGTTGGCGTAGACACAAGCGGCAACCGCACCAACTACGAACAGGAACGAAAGCTTGCACCAGACTGGTCACTCAGACCAAAGGCAAGACCGCCAGAATTGGAGAAATAAAATGAGTTGGAGACTTAAAATGAATTTCTCTGGCAAGAAGCTGCGTAAAATTCGGGTATCAAAAGGAATTAGTCAAAAACAAATGGCAGATGATTGCGAACTTAACCAATCACTTATTTCTAAATATGAAAGGGGTGATATTTTAAACCCACCGCATCATGCCGTTAAAGTTATGGCTGATTATCTAAACGTCGATCCAAACGAATTTTATGGTGCAGACTTTAAGCACAGGAAGGCAAAGAGCAGCGATAAAACTCAGCGCTTAGATGTCCACGTTTATTTTCATTTTGATCTAGACTACATCAATTCAAAATGAGGTCCATCAATGAAGGGGCGGCGACCTTGAGAACGGCGCAAGTCTATGTAAGAGTTCATCGCCTCTTCCATTGTACCTTCCCACTCCATAACATTTGGGACAGACCAAGCAGCACCCCAACGCAATTGAACGGAGTGAGCTAACGCACCCCTCTTCATTGCATCAGCGATGTTATCATAGAGAGGTAGTGACCAATCCACATTGCCGCCAACATAAGCAAAGAGATCGACGGCATGACAGAAGCCATCCTCTTGCCGCAAGTGTTTGCTCTTCATTGTTTGTGATGCGCCCTTAGCGACAAGAGCAGCCTGTTCCTCCTCGGTTCTCAAACCAATTCCAACACCAAAGTCTACATCAGTAACGTCAATTGCAGACTTCACCACCTTGACCAGATCAGGGTGAACACCACGAAGACGAGACAAACTTCTATCTGATAATTTAAATGCCATTACTTCCTCCCAAAGAATCTAGTTGCTGACCTAACGCCAAAACTTGCAGCGACAATAACACCAAGTGTGTATTGATACCAGTCAGGCATAGTCTCCAAAGCAGCGAAGCCATTGGCAACAATGTCCCTGCCAGTATCGCCAAGGAACACAAGCACCAATGGAATACTAAATAAAATTGTTAGCCATTCGTCCTTCCAAGAAGTCTGAGAGCCTTGGGCCATGATCCGCTCCCAGTCAGCAACGGAAGTTTCTTTACTAAGCATTATTTTAGCCTTGGCCTCTGCTTCAGTCAGCTTCAGCTTGGCTTCGGCAGCTTGCTTGTCTGCCTTCCCTTTTAACCATCCCCCTGCAAGCTCTGTGAGGGGGGCTATAAGCGCTTGTATCATTTCTGTGACTCCTTACCCATCCAGATGCCGAAACAGCCAGTCAAAGCGCCCATGCACACCGATACAAGCCCAGCTTGGGCATTGGTCACTTGCTCTGGCGGGATGGACATAAACCAATGCACAGATTGATAGGTCAGAATGGTGACGGCTATCATCATAAGTCGGGGTACAATCTTCCAGTCGTCTATAACAGTGTGTGCCATTTATATCCTCCCTGTTACGCCAAGCAAAACAACAATTGCAAAGCCAGTTACTAATGTAAGAATCAAGCCAACGCTGCCCCATATAACAAGGCTTTCAAACCTTTCAGCCTTTAGCCTAGCTTGCTCTTCTTCACGTTCTTTCTTTTCACGCCGAACCCTAGCTCTAATAGCTATTAAATCTTGCCAAGCAGAGTACCCACGCAAATGAATTATTAACTCACGCAACTCTTCCTCTGCATCCTTTGCTTTCTGCAACGCAACAAAAGTCTCCATTGCGTTTTCGTCTTCACCAGAAAAAGCACTGTTCTTTTTCTTATTATGCTTATTGCGCAGATCATCTACGCCATCAAAGAACTCACCAATCTGCTTGGTGACGTTTACCAGTTCCTGCCCTGCGGAAACTGCCGCCTTGATTGCGGCGAAAGCAGTTAGGGGATCAACCATTATTAACCTTGCAATGTCATCCGCAAGAGAAGAACAATAATAAAACCAGACGTGCCAATAACTACAGCCTCTAGTCGCTTTACTCTATTGAACAAATCTCTGAATTGGATTTCCATTTCCGTTTTAATAGCCACGACTTCTTTCTCCAATCCGTCGATGCGTTGATGTGCTGATTGTACTGTTTGCTTCATTATTCTGCCTCTAGTGCGTCCAATCTAGTTTCGATGTTAGTTAATCTTTGCTCTGTGGCCGCGCCAATGAATGACAACAACTCAGGATAACGGATACCCTTTCTGTTACGTTCTGTTGCGCCTTCTGGTGCTTCGTCTGCCGTGGCGAAAGTGTCTATTCGAGTGTAGGCTTCTTGCGCTTCTATGCCGTTTTCTTCGTCAGCTTCAACAGCCGCAACTTCTGTGCTTGTTTCCCACCATGTCGTGCTAATAAAGAACGCATAGTTCCCTGCATCTAGGCCTGCGTCTGACATGGCAGCTTCTACTTCTTGGGCAATGACACCTGTGTGTGTA